AGGCAGCTCCGGATGCAATCGTGAGTGAATTCTCGGAGTTGTGGAGCCATAAAGCTTCTCTACAATGGGCTCTAAAACCTGTGTGAGCCGATTTGAGCCACTTTGAACCTGCTCGGGACTATCCGTACCTTCTTGAGCCAATTCAATGCCTTTTTGATTCGTTTGGTGGTGAAAGAAAACCTCGGTAGGACATGGCGGTGGAATCGCTTGAAAAAAAAAGTCCAGCCCTTTGTATGACGAACTCATCAGGCATCTTATCTTGCTTCGAGAAGTTGCATTTACGACAAGCTGCTACAAGATTCTCCGGATCATCTGTGCCACCTTTGGCAACTGGAATGATGTGATCGACCGTATTGGCTTCCATGCCACACCAGTAACATTCTCGTCCATCTCTGTTGAGGATACGAAGGCGTAGCTTCTTCCATGTAGAGCTGTTCACCTTGCGCTGTGAATGTAGCGTCATCAGTAATGCCCTACCTTTTGATGGAATCTCCATGCGTTGCACATTGAACCATAACGAATTTTTATATATTTAATCGTAGCGTCAATCTGACGATATGGATCAAGATTCCTGTAATGCTTAGATCTCATCTGTCCTAGACCATAATGGCTTCCATTCTTAGCCTTTGGATTCCATCGAGATTCTTTATAAATTATCTTCTTCAGGCATTGATATTGAATGTCATTGATTAGCCTTGAATGTGCATACAGCTTGTATTGATCTGCGTTTGTAGCTTGTGCTGGAATTGCTTGTAGTGAAAGTAAGCCTAGAATTAGGCATAGAAGTGGCGTTAGATGCATTCGCCCTTGCGAGCTATCCGCCACAGCGGCTCGCTTCAAGCGATGACATCGTAGTGACCTTGTCAAATAGGTTGCAAGAATGTGGATAAGTCGAGCGCACTTACAGCGTGTCGTCCACAAGTTGTCCACAACCTTCATTTTGAGCCGCCCCAACCTTTACCCTTGAAATGAATGGGATTTGCCGTCCACATTCTTTCCATTGGTATATCACAACCGTCGCAATATGGATTTCTTTTCAAAGTATCGTCAAAAGCTCGACGAATTGTTTTAATCTTGAGACAGACTTCGCATCGATAATCATATTCCGGCATTATTCATCCCATTCAATATTGTTGATAGACAGCCATTCCAGCCATGTCCAAATCACTTGCAATTCTCTTTGCGCTCGATTCCCATGACTCCACAGCTAAGACATTGCACCATCACGGTTTCATCGCCCATCGGAAATTCTTGCTCAAATGACGCGTGATTCGTCACTTTCTTTTCGATCCTGCATTGGAAGCGTATTTGTTCCATGAGTTGATCTCCTAAGATTCTCGATTGGATGTAAGTTGTATTGATCTACCCAATAAGTCGGTTGGTCGCGTCTGCGCCATTTCTTATTTTTAGCCGCAAAAATTGGTATCCAACCTTTTAATGTGTAGTTTGGGCTTTTGCCTGTGACGAGAATTGCGATGTCCGTATTTCGATCCGAGTCGTAGATAATGAGTGATCCGGCATCGTACTTTGTCCATTTGACTTCAATGATAGATCCGACATCGGCTGTCCGCTTGAACCTTGAAGCTCGAGCATTAAAATCAACAATTCCAAAGTATTTGGCGACAGCGAATTCAGCACCGATTGATTCAGCGACTTCAAGTATGTAATCGTGAAAGTTGAGAGCTTTGTGATATCGACTTTGGTGATCCGGCTTTCCATCTATTTCCTCGACTCTCTCAATGGCGACCCGAGCCGCATCCCATTCTTGCTCATGTGTAATTTTTATCTTCACTTACAAGCCTGACATAGCCAAATTAAAGCCAATCCTTGCTTTTCGACATATCTGCCAGATTCTGTCGGTCTATAAAGCTGACATCCATCACAGTATTCAATCGGAATGTCATCTTCTTCCCGAATCATCGTGCCATCAACTTCGATTGTAATCTTGCGACCATCCGGCATCTGCATATGTAATCCGCTCATAATTGCTGAACCCACTTTCCAGAGCTTGTCAATGTCATCCATAAAGGCGAGCATTGTTGAGCTTTTGTCTTTTCGGTGCACACATAACCTTTGTAATCCTTGCCAGTCTTAGGCGATGTGCCTTGCTTGAGAATCATGTGGCCGTGAGCACATATTGGAGATTCAGCTTCAATCTCTCCACCAAGCTTTGATTGAATCTCTTCAACAGCTGTTTTTGCCGTCGTAAATCCTTCTTCCCAAATTGGCTTACTCCACGGATCCTCATCGACGAATGATTTGGGTAGATGCTCGACTTGCTCCATATTTTCACGCGATGGCTTTTCTTCAACTCCAAGCACCACCGAAGCACATCGACCAATTGCGGAGCTGACCGTATCTTCAACATACCAACGCTTCATCTGTGCGTTGTATGCGCCTACCATGCCGTGTGCATAGTCAATCGCGGCTGGCTTCTCATCTTCGTAATGGCGATAAATACGGCATTCGATCAGAATAAATCCCTTCTCGGGCTGCCAATCGATGATATTGGTTTCAATACGATTGGTTGGGTAAGTGGCGTGAAGGCGGTGAACCTTTTGATTAACGGTCTCGTAATTATCTAAAAATCCCATTATTGGATCTCCGCTTTTCTACGAGAAGCAATCTTTCCGCGAATAAATCCTTCGCGTTTGCCTTCTTTAAGTCCGGCTGTGTATCCAACGATGAAGCCTGAAAAGACTCCAATAAGAATCCACATTGCTACTTCCTGAAATGTGTACATCTTTGCTCCCGATCCGAGAGCTACTGAACTTCGCTCCCTGCCATAAGGGTGAAGCAATATGCTGACATCGTCAAGAATCACGCTCAAATTAGGGCGTGTCGTACCTAACTGAAAAGCTTTCCATCAACTATGAACGAGCCATCTTTTTCGATGGGTACGATTTGCGGACTGACTTTTGAACCTTCGATCCGCAAGATGCCAAATCCTTGAGTCCAGTTAGCTGTGCCTTTGGTATATTTTGCACTAGAAAATTGCATCAAGTTCCCAACTTCCATTCCGTACAGAGTCCGACCAACCTTGTAACCGCTGGATTCTGTGTAAGTCATAATCCCTAGTCTGTGCGTGTGACCTTGAACGACGGATTTACCATGCTGGCGCGCAGCTCTCAAAGCTGTGGCTCCGGCGTTTGGAGTCGTACCCTGTTCATCGCCGTGGATTGCTATCCAATTTGTACCGGCTATTTCATATGGCTGACGATGAAATTTAATACCCATTTCATCCAGCCTCATAAATCGTTCAAATCTTAATTCTTCAAGTTCACGCAAGGCCGGTAGGCGTGTAGCTAGTGAGTTAAATAATCGATCCGTGTGATTAGATCTGACCATATTTGCCACTTTAGCGTGGCGAGTCAATTCCCACAATAAATCAACGCAAGTATCTCGATCTTGCCCAATTGTGGTTTCATATTCTTCAGCTGTGCCGCGGCTCCATTTGCTAATTGTGTTGAAATCAATCTCGTCGCCAATCAATATGACTTCGTCTGGCTTGAAAAACTTAATAAATTTAGCTAATACCTGTGTTGCTTTAATATCGTGAAATGGGACTTGAAGATCTGACACCACGACTATTTTTTTCATTAGTCGTCGTCGTCCGTGTATTCATTGCCCGATATTTTCTCAATTGGTTTTACAGGCAAAATCCAGTCAGGAAAAGATTCCTTTTCAAGAATCAAAAAATAAGCATTATCGGCAGAGAATCCGGCACGGCGTAAGCTCGAATACCATTCGTGCAGACAGATAGCATAAGCATCGAGAGCTGAATAAGTCTCGAGATCAATCGTCTTTTTCTGCCGTGGTTTTCCCATAGCCTAATTTTATCCGCTAGTCAAGCAATTTTTGGTATAACGCGTCAAGGCGCATCTCTATGCGATTAACCTGATCCTTAAGGCTTGAGCCGCCATTGGGAGAAAATTCACGCATAATGTTTTTAACCATGAAGCGCATTACGGAATAGACGGCGGTAAATGTGGCAATTGCTCCAACGATTACCGCCGCCCACGCGTCCGGTGTCACTTCCCCTTGACTCCGAATTCTTGATCTTCCGGATTCAACCATCGAAGGATAACCGGAAGGATAGCAGCTACTCCGGCTCCAAGTATGGCTTTAGGATCCGTTACGCCGGCAAGATATACAGCGATGCATGAAGCTAAAAAAGACCTTCCCCACGATGCGCCCATCTTTTGTAATTCTTTCATTTTTTGCCCTTCCTCAGTAATCCTTTACCAGCTGGATGTGCGACTTCAATCACCGGATATTCTCCCTTATATGGGACATATTTTGGACGACCAAAGCCAACAATTTCTTTGCCAAATTGACGCAATTTAAGTAGAACCATGCCGCCATTGCGTTGATCTCCGCCGCGGGAAGTATTGCCTTCGACTGTAAGAATGTTGTCACCATCAAATCCCACGACAATTCCGACATGGCTTATGCGATCTATTCCGTCATGTGGGAATTCCATAAACGCAAGATCTCCCAATTCGGGCTTTAGATGCCATCGAGAAGTCTCTTTGAACTTATGAGCTCCAATGGCTGTGCTTACGACTGAATGCACCTTTACTCCGGCTTGTGCCAATACCCAATTGCAGAATGAACCACACCACGGCAAACCATCGGCTTTTGTAAATTTGCCGTATTTTGTAATGTTTTCGGGCTCTTCAATTGTACCTTGCTCGGCTAAAGCAATTTCAATGGCATGAGCCGCTGATCCGATTGGGTAACTCATGCCAAGAGTTTTGCTTCTTCAGCTGTAATGCCAAGCTTTTTAAGTAGAGCGGCTTTCTTTTGCTCTTTATCTGCAAATGCTTGCATCTGTTGTGCTTCTTCAACGGTAATTTGTTCCATGTCTGCAATTTCAGCAGCAGTTAATGGACGCTCAATTCTATCGCCTGTTTCAATATCAATTTCAATTGCTATTCTTTTTGTCATTATTTAAGTCCCCAAATCTCGCAAGTTCCTGCGCTAAAACTTCCATTGTCAAGTAAAAGAGTTAATGATGTTATTGCCGAACCGCCATTGTATTGACCTGTGCCAGCTGTAAGAGTTACACCGCTAGGAATTTCTACGGAGTTGTATGAGATCACACGAGTCCCGGTGCGAGAATAATTGGGTATTGTAAAACTCCAAAAATTGTTAATATTTTGAGTGAGATATGACCTACCAAATCTGCTCAATGCTATTGATGAGCCGCTTTGAGCACTTCGACCTTCACCAGATCCTACTGAATACCAATCCTCAAATTGTGAATAATTGTTAGCTGAATCAGTATTAAATCTCATTGTTCCAATGGCTGTTGCGCTACTAGGATTCAAACCATAGATATTAATTAATAAACTTTGATAGCCACCCAAAGAACTAAATGTAATTGACGATCCTGATAATGCTGTACTTCCTGAATTGAGCAGAGTCATACCGCCAGATGGAACCGCCGCCCATTTAAGTCCAGTTGAAGTTGTCGAATCAACGGTCAGCACTTGTCCGGTTGTGCCAACAGCTAATCGTGCTGGAGTATCAGCTGCCGTTGCTGTAATCAAATCACCTTTCGCATCTAAAATTGTTAATGGATCAGCATTTATCCATGTGAATGCTAAATCTGTTCCTGATGATTTTGATAACACTTGTCCAGTTGTGCCACCTTTTAGACCTACAAATGATGTATCGACTCCGGATCCAAGTGTCGAAATTGCGGTTGCACCATTCTTGACGAGATCCGTTGAAGTTGGAACTGTCCATCCAAAATTCGTTGTTGTTGTTGCCATTTCTTCTCCTTATGCGACGACGGTGGCATTTAACCACTCAAGTGTAGGCTCAATTGTGTTCCATTTCTCCACGACAGGCACATCAGCCCATGTAAATGCTTGAAGTGAATATGCTACCGGAGTCACATAAAGCGAAAGTGTCAGGGAATTAATCCCAGCCTGAAATTGCCAGCCTTCCACAAATCCTTGAAAATTTGAGCCCATATTTAACGGTAAATCTGTTATATTTACAGGCATTCCCATAAACACGGATAAAAGGTTGTCACGATCTGAATTGTCGATTTCCGGTGATCCGAGTGGAAATGAGATTTGATTAAAATTGGCTTGTGGGAAAGCTCGAAGATCTAAGTAAAATCCGGCTTGAGAAGTAGCATCCGCTGTGTGCTCAAGGCTTGTAGTTATATTTTGAGCTAAAGTGCCATATAAAGCAATAGATGTATCATCCGAATTTGTGACTTGCGCGCCATTTTTATATGTAAGAGTTACATAATTCCGCACATCTCCGGCACGAACGGCTGTTTGAAGTCCGCTGGCAAAAGCGTCATTTGCCGAAAGATTGACATATCCATTTGCTGCAAGGTATTGGGTTCGGTGAGTGCTATCCGCGTACCCTATGCGACCGGCTGAATCTTCATAAAGATAACCAAGTCCGGATGTAGCCAAAGCGATGGCAAGTGAATAAATGTCTGTAACATCCGATGAACGATGTGTAAGTTCGTAATTGCCCGTATCAATTTCACCGAGCCCTGTGTTAAATGCTTGAGCCCATGTCGTCGTGGGATCTAACTCATTCCATGTAAGCGCAGCTGGCACGGTATTCCAACGAGCAAAAAGTGCTTCGGAAAGAATTGTCTCAATCTGTACGCCGTCCAAATCTTTAGCTAACACTCCTTGAGTAAGTACCTTTGGAAGCCTTGCAAGGGCTCCTAGAGCCACGATGGAGATTGTTTGAGTCACTCCAATCGACCCACCGGATTGAACGCCCGTAATAAGATCCGTGATGGATCCGCCAAAAATAGCCACGGGTGTGCCGGACGAATTGTTGATATAGACGGTCACGGCAGAATTGATTGCGGCTGTAAT